GGGGTGCACGTCCTCTATGCTGCGCTCGTCGACATCGCCCGGCGCGATCAGCCCTGCCGCGATCAGGTTGCGCAGCCACTCGGCTGCGAAGGGATCGATCTCGTTATAGTAAGCTGCCATCAATCATCGCGATACTGCGGCCCGCGCGCCGGCACGTCCTTGTGGTAGTGCTCTGCGCAGCGGTGTTGCCCTGGCCCGATGAACCAGCCCATGTTGCTCAGCCCGTGGTGCCTGACGCTCTCGGAGGCAGGCGGTGCGCGCTTGCCGCACACATCGCATTCGATGTGGCTGTAATGGTGCTGCCGATGCTCGGAGCGCTCGGCTTCGGGCAGGAGGGTGAAGACGATCATCCTTCGTACCTCTTGAGATAGTCGTCGGTCGTGCGGTCGGGGTTGCGCCGGACGCGCACCGTGCACACCCAGGGCTCTTCGACCGTCTCGGACAGGAACAGCGCAACGGCTTTGCCGACATCGGCGCCGTGCTCGATCTGCTTATGGACGATCACCACGTTGATGGAGACCATATGGTTCTTCCTTTCGAGAAGCGCCCGATATTTCTGGCGTCGGGACCGCGCCGATGCGTGAGCCGTCGAAGGGGATAGTGAACGGCTCAGCAAGTCTCTAGCCCGCCATAGGGTCGTCATCCTCGCCTGCACCGAGATCGCCGAATTCCTCGACGCTCGACGGCTGCGCACCGCCGCTGAACGCATCGCCGTCCTTGAGGAATTGGACGCCGGTGACTTCAGCATTCACGCGCTGGCCGAACTTGTTGTCCTGCGCCCAAAGCGTGACGTGTCCGAGCACATAGCAGCCAGCGTAGATCACTCCGTCTTCGGCGCCGATCGGCTGGCCGCGGCGGTTGACTACGGTAGGCCGGGTGCGGCTGTTGGCGGATACAAAGTAGTTGCCGTCGAACCCGTCGAACTTCGCCTTGAGCACGCCGGGCTTGACCGCGCCGCGGTTATTGGCGCGGATCATCGCGAGGATTTGCGGAGCCTTGGCGCCCCACTTCTCCTTGGCGACGCGCTCTTCCTCGGCCGCAATCGTGGCTAGCGCCGGGCTGTCGGGCGGAATGATGAACGTCGAGCCGAACGTCAGCGGTCCACCGTCCACCGAGCGCGCGGTGAACAGGTCAGGGAACGCAAGCCGTGCCTCGGGAATGATGATCTTGTTGGTAGTAGGTGTAGCCACGATACTTCTCCTTTCAATCCATAATGTCTTTGAGTGATGCTTCGAGCTGCTCGCGCAGTATGGGGTTGGGCGCACTAAGCGCAGCGCTGACCTGTTCGACCGCAGTTAAGTCTTGGAATTCCGAAACATCCGATGCGATCTTGTACGTCGCGTTGCGGTCGACGCCGACCTGGCAGACCTTGGGACCGCCTTCGGGCTGCACGATCAGTGGTGCGACCTTGGGCCACCAGCGCGTCTTGCCGGCGAGCTTCTCGATCTGCGTCGGCGACCTGACCTTGGCGACCGTCGCTTCGGAAACCTTGAGCCGTCCCGATTTGGTCAGCTCCTTGCGGGCTTCCTCTTCGTTGGCCCATGCGCGCCGGCCAGCGCGACCAACGCCCAAATAGAAGCCGGGCAGTTCTTGACCAGCCGTAAGTCGGCGTAGCGCTTCAGTGCCTGCTGCCTCGATCGCTTGTTCGATAAGGGGAACGGCGCGCAGGAATTCACTAAGCCGCTCATTGGTCACTCCCTCGTTGACGACCACTGCCGCCGCCTTCTTGGGCACGGACAAATCTTCGAACTCGTCGAGCCTCGACGGATCGGCGACGATGGCGAGCGCCTTGGTCGACGCTTCGCGCAGCGCCGGGCAGATGCCTTTGGCCTTGCAGAACTTGCACTGCTTTTCGCCGGGATTAAGATCGATGACACCGCCTTGCTGAGAATATTGCCGGTTCAGCTCGACGCGGCCGGCTGCTTCGCGGATCACGTCTTCGAACGCACGCAGCTCTTCGATACTGATCGTGTGCTCGTCGTGCCATTCCATGCGCGGCTGAATGATCGCAAGGCGGATCGTGGTGATCTCTTCGTAAAGAAAGCCGTTGGCCTGAAGCCATCCGCTGGCGTACATCGCGAGCTGCCCGTTGGGCGCACCGCCTTCCTTCTCACTCGCATAAACCATCACGCCCTGACCGTGCTTGTAATCGGCGATGGTCAGTGTCGTGCCGTCCGCCGAGACGATGGCGATGTCGCACGTCCCGCGCGCTTCCTCTTCGCCGGTCAGGTGATCGATGGGCACTTCGCTTTCCACGAAGAGCATATCGCCCTCTATCATGTACGAGCGAACGATATCGATCGCGCTGTTCACCGCGTCGGCCATGTCGTTGTCGACGATGAACACTTCGCCTTCGACGATGATCTCTTCGCCGATGAAATGCTCGGCGTCGAGGAAGCCTGCGCCGCGCTCTATGCCCTGCACTTCAAGGCAGTGCTCGAGCAACGCGTGCGCCGCGGTTCCTTCCTTGGCGTAGCGCGAGCTGGGCTTGTCGATCCCTTCGCCGAGCACATCGGAGCCGGGACATGCGCCCCAGGTGTGGAAGCCCGAAGCACCGAGACGTGCGTGCGGCTTCTCTGCGACTTCGATCATGGTCTTCCTTTCGAAACGGTGCCCGGTTCTTCTCGCACCAGCACCGGGCGGCTGGCTTGCAAGGGCGGGAGGTGAAGGCTCGCCCGGCGAGTTTTTAGCCCAGCAGATCGTCGAGCCGTGCGTCGAGCGCTGCGAGGTTCTCGTCGGGTACGCCGCTCCAGCGTCCACTCTCCGAGCCCATCTCGACGAACAATTCCTTGAGCGCGGCCGGGCCACCCTTCTGCCCGTAAGCAGTGCACTTCTTGGCAACGCTATCGCGCGTGATCGCCTCGCCGGCAGGGGCGGCAGGTGAGGTATCCGACTTCGCGGCGCCGCTCGCAGGTGCGGCATCGCCAGTAGGGCTTGGCTCAGCCAAGGGCGTCAGGTTGCGCCCCATCTCCTCCAGCACCAGCGCTGGCGCTGCCTCTGCTGCAGTGCTCTTCGGCCTTCCGCGCGCTGGTTTCGGCGCTTCGGGCTGAGCAGCCGGCGCTGGCATCACGCCGCCCGAATTGCCCGCCATAAGCTGCGCCACCGCGGCGAGCTGAGTGCCGAATTCCTGCGCGGTCTCGCCACTGATTTCAAGTCGGATCATTGCTTTTTCCTTTCGATGAACCTATTTGTTCCTACGCTGCGTTATGTACTGGCGTCAAGCGGCAATCGTCGCTCGTGATGTGCTGATCGTCGGGCGAGCGATGCGATCGCAGCGCCTGGTATTTGGGAATGGGCTTGATGCCCTTGGCGCGAAGCGCGAGTTTGTATGAGTGGCGCAATCAAATTCTCCCTTTCGCGATGTGAACTAATCTGTTTGCAGGAGACGGTCAACCGTTATTTTCGCTGCCGGTGTCCATTCACAATTATTTGCAACAGTGGCTTGACCGCTGTACACCATCCGGTTCATAACCCGTTGCCAAGTCCCGAAAGGAGCAACCTATGACCAAAGACCCAACCGGTGTCGATAGAGCAATCGACGCAGCAGGCGGCGGGCCGGAAGCGTACAAGACCCTGGCCGCAATGCTGGGCGTTTCGGTGAATTTCATCTATCTGTCGCAGCGCCGCGGCTACTTCCCGCCCGAGCGCGCGCGGATCATATCCGATGCCTATGGCATCGAGCTGATCGATCTGGTCAGCGCGAAGCTTCGTCCGCTGCTGAACTCCTAAGCGCTGCGCAGTGCTTATGCAGTCGCAGCGCTTCGGCGCCAGTCCAGAGGCATGGGATCACTTCTCAGGGCAGCTCAAGCTGGGCGAAGACCTGCTGCCTGTGGTCGCCAACCCGAACGCACAGATATCGCCCAACTCGAAAATGAAGGCGATGGGCAAAACGCCCTCGATCTACAACCGCGATCATAATGTCGTCGGCCTGCCGGAATGGACGAAGCTCAGGGCCAGCGAGTACATGATCCAGCGCTGGCGCAGCGAGCCCGACTACGGCATCTGCCTGCAGACGCGCAAGGTCCGCGCCTTCGATATCGACGTCGCCGATCCGGCCCGCGCCGCGGCGCTGCAGCAGGCGATCACCGCATCGCTCGGCATCTCCCTGCCGTGCCGTTTTCGCGACAACAGCGGCAAGCGCCTGCTCGCTTTCACCTACAACCGGCCGCTGACCAAGCGCGTCCTGCCCGTCGAGGGCGGCATCCTTGAAGTGCTCGCCGAAGGGCAGCAGTTCGTCGCGGTCGGCACGCACCCCAGCGGCGCGCCCTATCGCTGGAACACCGGCGACTTGCCGGCCGCGTTTCCGGTGCTCTCCAAGGAGCAGCTCGAGACCGTATGGCAGCTGCTCGTCACCATGTACGGCACTGCCGAACCGCGGATAGCGCGCGAGCGCCGCGCAGGGAGCGGCGCCGATCTCCATGTGCACGATGACGTCGCCGATTGGCTCGTCGAGAATTGGGAGGTTTACGATGTCGGAACAGACAGTCAGCTCTTCATTGAGTGTCCTTTTAATGGAGATCACACCGCTGATAGCGGACCGACTTCGACCGCTTATTTCCCGGCTGGAACCGGGGGATACGCGCAAGGGCATTTCGTATGCCTCCATGCTCACTGCACGGGACGTGAAGATCGAGATTTCCTTGACGCGACTGGCTACTCGGTCGGGCAGTTCGACGATCTCGGAGAAACCGGACTTGTACCAGCTGTTCGAAATGAGCCGAAGCCGGGTTCGGACTTCACAGTCGTCGAGCAAGCCCGCATCCCGCGCGCCGGGCCGCCTCGCGAGGCTGGCTCGTGGCCTACGGTCGTTCGTGACGGGCGCGGAAAGATAGAGCCCACCGCCGAGAACCTCGTAACGATGGTCAGTCACGGCGGCGCGGTGTTCAAGCGCATCAGCTACGACGCCTTCACCGACAATCTCGTTTGGGCGCCGATGGAGCAGGAGCCGGACAAGGCGCAGTGGCGCCAGCTCACCGACGCCGACATGACCAATATCCAGCTCGAGCTGGAACGCCGCGGCGTCAAGGCGATGGGCATCCAGCTGCTGCGCAACTGCGTCCACGCCGCCGCCCACCACAACACGATCGACATCGCGCGGGAATGGCTCACGCGCCTCACCTGGGACGGCGTGTCGCGCGTCGATACGTTCGCCGCCGATTGCTGGGGGTGGCGCGACAGCGAGTACAGCCGGGCGGTGTCGCGCTATGTCTGGTCGGCGATGGCCGGGCGGGTGCTGCTGCCCGGTGTGCGCGCCGACATGGCACCGATCCTCGCCGGCGTGCAGGGTATCCGCAAGACGACCGCGATCCAGTCAATGGTGCCGCACGAGGATATGTACGCCGAGATCAAGCTCAACGAGCAGGACGACAATATCAGCCGCAAGCTGCGCGGCAAGCTCGTCGCCGAACTCGAGGAGCTGCGCGGGCTCAACAGCCGCGAGCTAGAGGATATCAAGGCGTTCATTTCGCGGCGGCGCGAAAGCTGGATACCCAAGTACAAGGAATTCGAAAGCTTCTTCTGGCGGCGCAACATCTTCATCGGCTCGACCAACGACTGGTCGTTCCTCGCCGATCCTACCGGTGAGCGGCGCTGGCTCCCCGGCTGGTGTGAAGGCGAACTCGACATCGCGCGGATCGTCGACACGCGCGATCAGCTATGGGCGGAAGGCGCGGCGATGTTCCTGCTCGATGGCGTGCACTGGCAGGACGCGGAGCGGCTGGCGAAGATCGAGCACCCGCAGTTCAAGATCGCCGACGCATGGGAGCGCTCGATCATGCAATGGCTGGACACGATCGGGATCGACGAAAGGCGCCCGATGGACAAGGGTCACGTCACGGCCGGCGAGATCATGGCCGGCGCGCTCGGCCTTGCCGTCTCGCAGCAGAACCGGACGCACGAAGCGCGTGTCGAACGCGCGATGACGCACCTGGGGTTCAACCGGATCATCGTCGAGGAAGGCGAATATCGCTTCAAAGGTTTTGCGAAATGACTAGTTGTGCACCGTCACCGGGCCGTGTCGACCAGGCACAATCTCCTGCACCGAGAAATTGTCGACTGTTCCGTTGAACCCATCCCAGCTCATAAGTCCGAACTCTCCGGTGTCCCCGGTAGCGGTTAGCTCATAAGTGCACGTTCCGCTCGTGCAGCCCTTGCCGAGTCCGAGCCTAGCCGTGGGCAGATAACGCGCGGGGTGCCGCGGGTTGCTGTCTGGAGCGCCGGGGTTCCCTACACCGGTTGGCGCGGTCTCGTCGCCTCGCTTGATCCTTGTCAGGTCGCCAAGGTTGCCGCCTCCGCAGCTCAAATGGCCGTCTTCGCAGTTGGTTTCGAGCGTTGCGTAAGCGGTTGGCGACCAACCTTTCCAGTAATCGAAGTGGAAGGTTGATCCCTTTTCCGCACCAGCCACCATCTCATCCGACGACCAGTGCCATTTCTTATCGACGAACGCCTGATCTATGCGGAAGTAAAGCTGCACTTCGATATTGGTGATTTCGATCGGGTGCCCTGCGGTCGCGCCTGTGCCCACACAGGAGCGGAAGAATTGCCCAGACTGGATCGGACCCAATCCATAGACGACATGATCGCGGTGGTTCGGCACATCGAGATGTGTGCCGTCCCAACAATTCGCCATCGCAGCATTCATCGCGACCACGCTATCGAGCGGACAATTGTGCCCGGAACCGCCCGGCTGAATATCGTAAAGATGTGCGTAGGGTCCGTAGATCGTGACCGATCCACCGGTCCAATCCCAGCACTCCCAGTGCATCGCCGCATTGTCGAGCGGGCCGCCAGTACCCGTTGAGAAATTATACCCTGAAATAAAGCGAAAATTATCGGGGATCGGAACGCAGCTGTCAGCGGTCCGCAGCGAGTTGCTTATATTGCATTGACTGCTCGATGCCGGGTCGCGCTTGTAATAAAGGTTGATTGTGTCCGGCCGAACAACATTGCCCAGACCGTCCATCATTGCCGGAAACCAGTAGGCCGATCGGTTGATGGGGTGGGTCTGGTCGGAGCCGTTGCCACATGTCGTACCGCCCGATGTGCGCAGCGTCGTGTAGGTCGTCTTGGCGTTCGTTCCGGTGTTGCCGTAAAATTGATGGAAGTGTGAGGCGCCGGCCTGATTGGCATAGACCAAGGGATCGTCGGGCAACACTGGCCCGGCACCGCAGAACATGCGGAAAGCCCCGACCGGATCATCGCTGGTCGAAGCGGCGCTCGCCGAAGCAAGGCCCAACGAAGTGGTGAAGTTGTCGGCGATCGGGCTATCTGGATAGCTGATGTTCGATCCCGTTGCCGTGTGCATCATGGACAAGCCGACATAGGGCTGCACACTTCCCGCCGTACGCCCGGAAACGGTGAAGCTCACCTGGTAGGTGTGCCCCTTCTTGATCGCGGTCGAGACGTGAGAGATCGTTTCCCAAGCCGTGACGTTGGTTCCGGTCAGCACTCCGCCACCAACAGCCCAGTTGTTGGGCGTCATGCCCATCCAGTAGCCCGGATTGCTGAACCCGGTGTCGCCATTGATCTCGACTGCGAGCGCGGGCGAGGAGAACAGCAATATAATCAGAAGGAGGAGCTTCTTCATAGCGCTGAATATCCTGATGGCGGCGTTCCAACGAAAGAGGCAGAATCAAAGTGGAATGTCGCCGCGTTGGTGGTGCTGAATTGCGACTGCATCCCAGGGAGAATGTCCCCGGTGATGCCGCTGATGCTCAAGCCCCCGGTGCCCGCAGCAGGATCGCCGCTCGGCATCCACGTCCCGCCGTTCTTGCGCATCCAGACCTTTCGCGCCGTGCCGTCAGCCGCGAAGTCGAGACGGTCACCTGTCGTCCACGCCCCGCCAGATGGATAGCTCGAATATCCGTCGATAGTGCCGCCATTATCCCAGCAGAAGCCGTGAAGATCGCTGGCGCTGTCACCCCACCATGACGTAAAGCTCTGCGTTGTGTCGGCGGCACCGATGCGGAAGCCGCCACCAGCCTTCAGATCGACATTGACTTCCCAATAGCCCTTGCCGGTAGAAATTCCGCGCGTAGCCCGAACACCGTCGATGGTCGAACCGCCACCTGTCGCCGTAAGGGCTCCGTTCGAAAGCGTGATCCCCGAGGTCTTGTCCGAAGCGTTGAGCACGACCGGAGCGACCGCATCGGTTTTCGAGACAGGCGTTGACCAGTTCGAATAATAGGAAACCCCTGACGGGCTGATCGCAATGACCCGCTGGCGCTCCCAATATTGCGGATATGTGGCGTGGTTAGGCTCGACGTAGGGCGGGTTGCCATCGTTCGCCCAGTCAATCGTGTAGGGCGACTGGAGCATGGCTTCGGTAAGCTGGATTTGCCCGTTGTAGAGATCGGTCCCGAACCCGTTGGTGGTGGCTATCTCGCGCTGCAAATAGTAGCCGGCGAAGGTGTATGCTCCGAGCGCGGTGTCCACCGTGTAGGGTGTGGCCCCGGACGCTGAAGTGCGGGTGAGGACCGGCGTGTCGGCAGAAAGATCGATATCCGCGACCGAAACCGTTCCGGCCGACATCGCCGTCACATTCTGAGCGCCGAGCGTAGCCGTGACACGATAGTAGATGTGCTGGGTAAGCTCCGCGTCCTGGATCGTGTAGAAGTCCTGCCCTGTCGCGCCGACGATCGCGCCATTGTCGTCGTACCAGTCGACACTGAATGAATCGGGCGTGCTCGACCAGTCACCCATGTCGTTGGCGAAGAGCGTCTGTCCGATGATCGCGGCGCCGGAGGGGGCGTTGGGAGCGCGCAGATTGATGAGTGCGGAAGAGAAGAACTTGAGCGGCTTCGTGACCCACGCCGCACCGTTCCAGACCTTGAGCGGCTTCACTGTCCATGCTGCGCCGTCCCATTCCTTCAGAAGCGCGGTGCGCCACGATGTTGGAATTGACGCGGCGTAAACAGGACGCGGGCCCTTATCGACCATCCACCCGCCGCTGGCGCACCGCAGCGGTTGTCGAGCGATGAGCCTTACCGGCATTAGTTCAGCGCAAACATCTTGAAGCCGTGGACCTGCATCGTCTCAGCGGTAGAGCCAGAGCGCAGCGCCTGAAGGCTGAGGAGGCTCGTCGCCGAAGTCAGATCAACGCCGGCCGAGACGGCAGGAGCCGAAGCTGGGAGCATCAGGGGCTGGTTGGTCGAAGCAATTACGCCAACGTTGAAATGCGCTTCGCCAAGCCCCAGCAGGGTTCCCGCCGAGCCGATCGAACGGCAGACAATATCGACGTCCAGGGACCAGCTGAGGTTGGTCTGTGACGCCACGAGGGCCACGGTGCCGCTCTGCACGATCGTCGTGCCGTTTGCGTCGGCGCCTGTTCCGTAGAGGATACCGAGCTGGATATTGCCCGGTGTTGCCGCGGTCGTGATGCGCCCGAACGCCCAGATTTTGACCGACTTGCCGACATAGCCGAAATAGTTTGAACCGAGCGGGGGCAGCGAGGCCGCAGGAACCAGCGCCTTGTAGGTTGTCGAAAGCGTGACCGCCGAAGGGTCCGCGTTCAGGAACGGTGTCTTGGTGTCGAGAAAGAATTGCCCATTGTCGGCCATGCTGAAAATCCTTTAGTTCGTGTCAACCCACAAATCGTTTACCGATGGGCTCGAGGGCGCGGTCGTGCCGACCGCCATGTTGAGCGCCGCGGCCGTGCCCATGCCAAGCAGCGTCTTGACCTGAGCAACGGTGAGCGCGATCGGCGTTGCCGATGAGCCGGTGTTGTTGCCGATGATGCTGTTGGCGGCAAGGTTCGCCATCTTGGCGAGCGTAACAGCGCCAGCCGCGATGGTCGTCGCGAACGATCCAGTGCCCGAGCCGGTGACGTCGCTGGTCAGGGTGATGGTCTGATCGCCGCTGTTGGTGCCGGTCAGGCCGAGATCGGTTTTGAGCGTGGCGAGGGTCTGGACTTCGGGCACACCAGTGCCAGCCGTCTTGCGGTAGAACACGGTGCCAGTGGCGACGTTCGCCATTCGGGCAAGCGTGATGTGCCCGGCGTCCACTGACGAGCTAAGAACCACATCAGCGGAACCGTTGAACGCCACCGCTGCGGCGGTGATCCCACCGCCCGAGATGGAGAAGTTGCGGCTCGCGGTCAGCGTTGCGGCGCTGCCGGTGGTGTTCTGGTTGAGCGTCGGGAAATCGGCAGCAACAGCGATCGACGGAACGCCGGTGCCCGTGGTGTTCTTGAGGATACCCGTCGCCAGCCCGGACAAGGCAGTGCCGTTGATCTTTCCCACTGTGACGGTGATCGCCGTCGCGCCCGAACCGGAAGCATCGCCGGACAGCGTGACCGTCTGGTTGCCGGTGAGGTACGACCCCGCTGCCTGCTTGGCGTCGAGCGCTGCCTGAAGATCGGTTTGCGAGGCGAGTGTGCCAGTGATCGAGCCCCACGCCCCGCCTCCACCGCCAGGTGGTGCGGCCCATGTCCCGTCAGCGCGGAGGAAGTTGGTCGCCCCGCCGCCCGATGCGGGAACGATGCCGGCAGTGCTCGAGCTGAACAGCGCGGAAGCACAAAAATCCTTGAACTGCTGTGTGGTAGCGGCCTTGAAACCGCTTTGCGAAACCGGAACCAGCTCGGTTCCGGTGAGTGTTGAAGCCGATGTTGCGCTGAGCAGCTCAGCCATCAGCTGATCGCCACGGGAACACCGCTTATTTCAACGCTGATGCCGCCGATGAGCAGCAACGCCAGGTCGACGACCGTTCCGCTGTAAGGGTCTGCTGGAGGCCGGCTTTTACGCTTCGAGCCGCCAAATCCGAAAGTCTGGGCCATCGTGCGATCCCGAAGAGAATGATGGCGTCAAAGGGTATGGGAGAAGCGGCGCTCCGTCAAGTTCGGCGCCGGATGCTTCGCCTTGTGCGAACGAGGGGAAACACCCAAAACCGGATCGGGAACGCCGCTTCATCGAAACACTGCCCGGCGCCGTCATGGAACCGGGCAGTGTCCCGAAAGGAAGAAGGATCGCGAGGAGCGGGCCTATCTCCAAAGATGGCGTTTACTGTGTGCGGGTGGCGCCGTCAATGTGCTTGGAGTAAGCTGCACGTCCGGCAGGAGGCTCCAATGAGGCATTTCATCGCACTGACGACAGGCATCGCGGCACTGGCACTTGCATCTGAGGCGAGCGCAGCGCCGATCCGCTGCGGCACGGGCTATGTACGCCAGGGCAACCGCTGCATCCGGGTTGCAACGCCGGCGCCGGCACCAACGCCCCCTCCCGCTCCCGCCCCCGCGCCCGAACCCATGCCGATACCGCCGCCTGTGGCGGGAACGGACGTGCTGGCGCCAAACGGTCTCAAGGGCGAGTTCGACATCGCCGCGGACGGAACCGATCCTGCAGCTGCGGTCGAACAGACATGGTATGGGCCACTCGGGCGCGGAGGCGTCGCTCCGGCGGCCGCCGATCCTGTAGGTGCCTTTCGCTTCAATTGCGGTGGCGGTGCGGTGCTGAAGCGTGACGACCCGATCGTCTTTCCGGGTCAGCCGGGTGCGTCTCACCTTCACGACGAACACGGCAACACGAGCTTCAACGCCTCGCAGAATTACGTCTCGATCAGAACCACCGGAGGAACCAATTGCGGCGATCCCGCCAACCCGGTAAATCGCTCCGAATATTGGAACCCGGCCATGCTCGATGGGGCCGGGAGTGTGGTTCTCGAGGATTACGATAACGTCTATTACAAGCGCGAGCCGGCAAGCACGCCAGAGTGCAATGGTCCTCCTGACGATACACACCTAGGCTTCTGCGTCGGCCTGCCCAACGGCATCCGCTATCTCACCGGCTACAACATCAAGAACGGCACGGGCGGCACCAGCGACGTAAACTCGCCTGACTATTGGAATATGTATATCCAGTGCTGGGGCGCGGAGGACGGCTCAGTCGCATCGCCGACCGGAGCGCAATATCACTCGATGGGTGAGCTGGTGAAGGCTGGTTGCCCTGTAGGGGCCCAAGTCGTGGTCATCACGATCTCGCCGGATTGCTGGGACGGCAAACGGCTCGACAGTGCGGACAACCGATCGCACATGGCCTATTCGACCGGTCCTTATGTCGCGGTGGCGGGACAGCGCGCTTGCCCGACAACTCACCCCTACAAAATTCCCAGCCTTCAGCGCCAGCATCACTTCACGTCAGACGTCAACTTCGTCGCTGGCAAGTGGGTGCTCTCCTGCACGATGCCGGGAGAGGATGGCTTCAAATGCTGGCACGCCGATTATTGGGAAGGCTGGAACCCGGTTATCAAGGCGCGGTGGACGGCCAATTGCATCGATGGGCACCGGAGCTGTGCAAGCGGCGATTTGGGCGACGGCTATCAGATCAAGGGAATGAGTGTACCGCCAGGAGGTTGGCCGAAGCATAGGTTGGTGCCAATCCCCTGAAGGCCGATCATTATCCTAACACGGACTTCCCGACGCATCAGCTGGTGCCGATCCCCTAGTCGTTCTTCAGGGCTTGGCTGGTGGTTCGAAAACAGAGGCTGTCTCGTAGAAGTTCGAACAGCGAAACTCCCTACCGTTCCTCAGATCTTCAATCAGCTGAAGCACATCTTCGGCGAGCCCATGAGGAACGTGGCCGCGCATCGTCTCGTTGGTATCGGGGTCGTAGCTCGAAACGAACCATACCACGGCGAAGTCGATTGCCTCATCCTTAGTGCCAAATGCGCGCTCCTGCACCTCTTCATCGAGCGATTCCGTTCTTAAAATCCACCCCTGCTTCAGCTCAACCTCACCCATTACGAACTTCCCTTCAGGGCATTGTGGAAATTCGGGCACTTGGTCTGATTGTAAGCGGCTACATCGACGCCTACAAAATTCTCGTCGCAGAGATAATCAAAGCCGGTTCGCCGTTTCCCGCAGTATTTGCACTTCGGCCTCTGGTCGCTCACGACTTCCCTCCTTCTCGTGCTCTTAGGGCGGCGGCGCAGAGAGCGAGGGCGGGGGTTGCTGCCACGGACGGTTTGCTGGGGTCGTCCGCCTTTCCGACAACAGCGCTGGCAACGCTCATATCAGGAATAAGTCGATCCTCTGCTCCACAGTTAGTGACGGCCCATATCAACCCCTCAGGCACCAGCGTCATAGCGGCGTCGAGTGAGCGCGAATAACGCCGAGGAAACTTGAAGGTGTTCGGTTTAGCAGGCCATGTACCGACCGCATCGCCGATCGCCAAGTCGAGTTCTAAATCCTCGCCCGTCGCCTTCTCGCACCGCTCAGCAAGCTCCAACTTATCCATCCCGCATCAACTCCTCGGCGCGGTAGCCGATTTCCCAATTGAGCCGTTTTGCTTCCCACTGTTCGGGAGTGTCGCCACTGTTGGCAGGCAATGCGTCGGACTTGAGATAGGGGTTATCGAATATCGACGCGCCCAGAGCCTTGGCGTTCGCTCCAGCTTGTTGAATTTCGAGTAAGGTCTCGCTTTTCGGGGAAAGGGCGGCGCGGGCTTCTTCAGCTACGCTCTCGGGAAACTTCCGCCCGGCGAATGTAACGTGCTTTCGCACTAAAGATCGAAGCCGCTCGTTCTCCTCCATCACAGGTCCGATGAGTGCGAGAACGGCGTCGGCTGCTCGTCTGATCTGCGAAGGAGCAAGCGTTAGCCGGTCCGACTCCGGCAGCGCATCGTCAATCGCCCGCGCGATCTTATCCCGCATCTCAGTCATGGGTTGAGTCCTTGGGCTTCGACCGATAACGCGTCCAAAGCTCGCTTGCGTTCTGCCTCAGTTGGCACAGGCAGTTGGCTGCCATTGTAGGGCCATGTCGCGTTAGTCTTAGCGAGCAGAGAGGCGCGGCGCATACTCTCGCCGCTGGTCATCATGTGGCGGCGCTCGGCGTCGAAATAGCTCTCGGTCGGACCGTCGTACCAGATGTAGAAACAGCCGAGGCACACGTCGTTTAAACCGCCGTGTCCGTGGCTTTCTTGCAGATTGTCGGTGCTGTCGCATGTCGCGCACGCCCGCACACCTGTTGTCATGATGCATCCTCTTCAATCATCTCAGCGGCTTGTTCCAGGTCCATAAGGCTGCGAGCGCGGGCAATCTCACCGGCCCACACGATCATGTCCTGGGTGATCTCGAACGCCGGTCGCCAGCGAAACCAGCGCTTCCGCAGCGGCGGATCAGGAATGAAATCGCCCGGCAGCAGGTAGTCGTAATTGGCTAGCTGGGCACGCATCTCGTGAACGATGGTTGCGCTCATGCGTCACCTTCGAGCTTGGCGAGGAGGGCGCGAATGCGTTGGCGATTGTCGATGCCCCAAGTCCACTGGAGTGCGAATTTAAGCATATCCACAAGCTCTTCGATTGTGTCGGCGGCCTCCCTCGCTGCCGGAAACGGCGCAACACGAAGCGTCTGCACAATAGGCAGCGCTGCCCCTGCTTCTTGGTTTGTCATGCTGATTCTCCGCGAGCTTTGGCGAGGGCGGCTAGCGCCGAACGCAATTCATCCGCCAAGTGGCTGTCGCGGCAATCATGCTCAACGAGGCACGCATGGTCGATTTTATCGACGAACGCCTCCAGCGCCTCATAAAGCGAAGGAGCCGCGGCGATCAGGCGGGCGTTGCTTGGCAATACCGTTTTGCAGACTAGTTTCTGCTCTGACGCTTCCGTGATGCGCACAAGGCTCTCACCGTCGTCCCACCATTCCCACGGCCCCGGAGTGAACTGCGCCCCTGCTTCTCGATGTGGGTTAGGTGTCATGCTGCCCTCAAGCCCGTGGGGCGGAGTCATGCCGGCGATGCGCTCCAAGGCATCGACCGCCGCGCTTCCGTCAGAAGATGGGGCTTGGGCGAAACGCCGCTCCAATATCGCCATAACCGCCTCAGCAATCCCGAGTGAAACGGCTATGGTGTCGCCCTCATTCGCGATGATGCCGCCGAACACTTCGTTGGCGATGTCATCTCTCAGACGGTTGCGGTCTCCCAGCATAACTTGGCTTGGGTTAGGCATTGTCAGACCCTTCCTTTCGAGCATCGCTGTAACATATCGGTTAATGGCGATCAATAGCCCAAAATGCAAAACGCCCCGAGGGGTGCTCGGGGCGTTTGGCGAGGAGCGCGAGCCTCGTTGGAGGTCAAGTCTCCTTGGCAACGATCACTGCGGTAGTGAGAAAGATAAACGCCGCCAGGGCCAGCACTGGCTGGTTGAAGCCGAAGCTCGAGCCGAAGCACACCGCGGCGAGGAGGGCGAAGATGAGGGCGGCGATGCGGTTCGCGCGCCTTTCCTGCTCCCCTGGTGAGGTCGGCCGGCGCAGACCGAAATCGCCATGGTTCGTGGCGGGGATGCGATCGCGAACGGCGATTTGCCGATCCTCGCCGGCGTAGAACTGCGAATTGCAGTGCCGGCTCGTGCAATCCCACAGCCGCGGCGCCACCTGGCGCACCGGATTGCGGCACAGCGGGCAGAAGGGATCGGGAAGGAATAAGGCTTCTTCGTACATTGCTCTTCCTTTCACTGAAGCGGCTAGAGCCGTGCGCCTGGCGCTGCGCACGGCTCAGGTCGGCTCAGCTGATCTCTTCCAAATCTACGGGCTCCCATCCATCAGCGCCGTAAAGCTCATCCAGTTGCATATCTGAGAAGCGCTCTGCGTCGTTGCGGCAGTCGCCGCGATACTCAGGGCGATGCCGATGCCCGCAACAGCCGCACTCTTCGAATTTGGGCTTAATAGGCGCACCATAGCCGCATTCTCTCAGGAACCGCGCGGGATTGAACCGCGGATTATCCTGTGCCAATGCGTAGGCGAGGTGCGCGGCCGCGCGACGCACGCCGCGGAGCTGTTGAGGAATGTGGCTTTCGGTGACGCCATGCAGCCCTTGAGTGCCGCGAATGCGCTCCTGAGTGGTGCGGATCGCGCCGGCGATGGCGATGTAGTCTTTGCGGGTCATTGCTCGAAACCTCCGAAATAATGGTGGACCCATTGCGCGGCGCTGAGAGGCGCCGCGCAACGGAAAAGGGACAGGAAACGGCGGATCATTAGATGTCCTTCCCACAATGGAAGCACGGCCGGCCGATAAGCCAAGGCGCGCATTTGAATTCGGATTGCCAGTGCTCGCGCCCTCTTGGCGCTGAAGCGTTCCAGCCCGGTAGATGCTCAGGTGCGCAGTCCGCACAGTAAGCGGCGGTCATGGGCTCATATACCGACTTGCCGGTTGTGAAGTCGGTGTAAGCCGCGCCGTTGTAGTAGTTCCACTTTCGCATCTGTATTTCTCCTCTTGGGCTCTTCGTGGATGGTGCCGACATGGCCGCATCTTGTCCGCGCGGATTTTGGTTTGCTCCGCGCGGAGGGGTTGCGGTCAATCTCCGAAATAGAATTGCTGTGCGTAGCTCTGTACTGCTTCCCGCTCTTCTCCGAGCGGATAGTCCGTCCAAGGTATTCCCCAATCCTGCCACTGCAGCCGCGGCCATTCATCCGGCTCGCCGCGATCCAGCTTGCCGAATATGCGAAGCGCCGGTCCACCAGTGCTTAGAAGGATTTCATATTCTTCAGCGCTGTTGTCGCTGTCGACGATCCCGCCCGGCGAGCGCCAACCGTCGCGCACCATAACCGAAAGGGGGCCTTCTTGGATTTCGTCGCGCACTTGTTCGCGTTGCTCGTCTGTCAGACCATCGTCATGAAGCTTTACAACAAGCGTTGTGATTTCTTCGAGCCAGTCCTTAGCGTTGCTGATTGCGTGGTTCTCTTCAGGCATTTCATTCTCCTTTTCGGCTCTTCGTTGTCCGCTGATGCGGCTAGAGCGGCGGGTTGAGCGCCGCTCAGGTCGGATCAGTAACCCGCCCAATCGCGAAGCTCGCGAGGGGTTGTGAACTTCACTTCTTCGCCGTCTGTGGTCTCAACGAAGAACTCGCGACAGCCGTTTTGGCCGGCAGTGACGCACCAATCGTGGCGAAAGCACCACTTAATCCAAGCAGTGCGTTGACGGTCTGACATGTCGCGGAATTGGGTTTCGGTGCGCATTTAAGTATCTCCTCTAGGGCTCTTCGGGTTGACGCAGAGCTTGTAACCGATCGGTTCATAGCGTGTCAACTCGGTTCGTCGCTGTCAGCGCTCCGCTCGTCGCGTTTAAGTATCCTCCATCCTCGTGACACGTATGATCGCTTGAGGATTTCCCCCTAGTCTCACTATAAATAGTAGGGGTAGGGTATATTTCTCTAGTAAGTCCGCGCGCCCGTGCGCGAGGCAACGGAAGAAGGGAAGGCAAATGGGCAGGTTCATCGGACCAATCACGCCGATATACGGTAGGTGGCATTGGCCGTTCAAGCTAATGCAGCCGGGCGACTATTTCATCGTCGACCAACTTTTGCGCAGTGGCGAGGAGATAAGGCATTACACAACGGTACGCGCGGCACAGCTCGGCATTTTGCTGAGTGTGACGGTGAACGACGAAGAGCATCCAGGCTTTACGCGTGTCACTCGGCGCTCGCATGAAGAGGTGGAGAAACCGGATTGCGTAAGGCTCAAGGATTGGGGTGAAGCTCGAGCACGGCTCAATTCGTGGTATGGCGTCAACGGCGATGAGTTGCCGATGTTTGAGGTGTATCGGAAAGGGAAGTTCTTTTTCGAGGCCGAGCAAATCAAGGAGCCACCGATCAAGCGCGCGGTATTCAACGCCGGCGAGAAGCATCGCGATGTCGGGATGATATTCGAGAAGCACGGATTTACAGGAGTGTGCTTGCCTCTTCACACAACGCCGGAGGCTTGGCCCGATGAAATTCCGACAATCGACGAGGTGATGAAATGAACTATCCTCGCGGGAGGCACATAGGAGAGTATGGCCGACGCTATTCGGCTGCGATTTGCGGGCTTGATCCCGATGACTTCATGATTGTGAAAATCGGTAAACGTGGCGGGCTCGGCGCGATCGAACGCCATGCGCAAATGCGAGGAAAGCGCCTAGGCATGGTGCTGAAAGTCGAAGAAGTCGGCAATGGCCTGGCGCGCATTCATCGCCTGCCCCAAGTCGAGGATTTGATGAAATGAAGGACTGGGGGCAGCTCGAGCCCATTGCGGGGCGCTGGATTTGGCCGTTTCATCAGATGGAGGAAGGGGATTGCTTCACAGTAGCGCACAGCGATCGTGACCCGGAGAAGCTTCGCAACATGGCCTATGTCCGCGGTGCTCAGCTAGGCAAGAGGTTCAGCGTTGAGCGCAACTTTCAGCCCTGCTTGTCGCGCGTCACATGTACGCGCGGAGCTTTAAGGATTGAAGACGTCATGTGCTGAGCGGTACTTAACCGCATGTTGATGAGCGACATTGAGAAGCAAGCGCGCATCGATCATGTTCTTCGCGAACTTGAGAAAAAGCGTTCGCTTACAGATATTTGCAAGCGCGATAAGGCAGCGCCATCGATGGCCGCTTTCCTCGCATGGGTTGCGAAAGACGCTACTCTTGCAGATCGCTATGCCTGCGCGCGAGAAGTGCAAATCACTGCTTTACTTGAAGAAACTCTCGATATCGCGGACAGCGCATCGGATGATATCGAGGTGTACATAGACAAGGTGCGCAACAAGCCCGTTGCCAAGATCAACGGGCCATGCGTGAGGCGCGCTCAGCTGCAAATCGAGGCACGCGAACGCTTCGCGAAGATGATGCTCCCTGAGCGCTTCGCAATGAACCGCACCGACATCACCTCAGGCGGCAAGGCACTGCCGGCGCCCGTGCAGCAGAACGACAACCGCATCCAGGCTTTGCTTGTGCTCGCCGCGGAGCGCGCCGCGGCGCTGGGCCAGCCCAAGGCGATCGACGTCACGCCGTTGTCGATCGACGATGTGATGAAGTGAGGGGTGGCATGTTTCGTGTGGCGAAGAGCGGTTCGGGGAGTGGGTGCGGGTTCGCTCAGTGCGGGGGACCTTGTTTTCCGCAAAAATTTCCGCATTCCGCGAAAGGCTGATCCTTAAAGGAGTTAAGCAATGTGGCTCATCCTGATTTGCGGAATATTGCTGATGCTCGGCGGTGTGTTCGTCGCTTTCGCGGGCGGCATGTCCGACGCCCCGGCAGTGGGCGAAAGCTATGGGCGAAAAGGCGGTATCGCGGCCCTCATCGGCCTTGTCGTCACCATCGGCAGTACGATTGCATTGATCCTGCGCTAGATGACCCTGCAAATCCCTTCAACCCTGAGCGAGATCAGGCAGAACCTCACGCCCGAAGAATTCGCGGAACTCCAGGAGCTTCTCCAGGACCAGGCCGCGAAGCAGCTGTTCATTCCCACGCCCAAGCAATTGGAAGTGGTCAACTCGCCTGCGCAGATCATCGGCTACGGCGGCGCTGCGGGAGGCGGGAAGTCCTATCTCATCACCGGCCTTTGCGTCGCGCATCACAAGCGCTCCAAGATCGTCCGGCCGCAGAAGAACCAGACGCAGAAGTTCGTGCTCGAGCTTGCCAAGATGCTCGGCGGCAGGGACGGCTACAACAGCTCCACCTCGAGCTTCGCGTTCACGACGCCCGACAAAGTAGAGCGCTTCGTGAAGTTCTTCGGGCTGGATAATCCCGGCGACGAGGAGAAGCAGCAGGGCGACGATTACGATTTAGCCGGCTATGACGAAGTGACGCAGATGCGCGAGGAGGATATCCGCTACACCCTCACCTGGAACCGCACGGACGATCCCGCGCAGCGTGTCAGAGCCGTCCTCGCCTTCAACCCGCCGACCACTGCCGAAGGGCGCTGGGTGATCCGCTATTTCGCTCCGTGGCTCGATCCAAGCCACCCCAACCCCGCCAGGGACGGCGAGCTGCGCTGGTTCGCCACCGTGGGCGACAACCGCGATTATGAAGTGGCGGGGCCGCAGCCGTTCATCATCCGGCGTGTCGGCGGCAGGGAAGTGCCTTTTTATCGGTTCAATCCCCGCGATTACAGCCCCGAGCAGGTCATCACGCCTGAGAGCCGGACGTTCATTCACGCCAAGGTGACGGATAATCCCTATTACATGCAGACCAATTATCTGCAGAAACTCCAAAGCCTTCCCGAGCCCCTCAGGAGCCAGATGATGAACGGTGACTTCTTCGCCGGGATCGAGGATGATGCGCGCCAGGTGATCCCCACGCGCTGGGTTCTCGAAGCCCAAAATCGCTGGCGCGAGCGCAGCGCGCTTATCAAGGCCGGTGCAGCGCCTCTTCCGCCGCAGGACAGTCTCGGCGTAGACGTCGCGCGCGGCGGGAACATGGGCGGTGCGGAAGTTGCGGCCGGGAGCGACGAGCTGGTTATCAGCCCGCGGCACGGCAGCTTCTTTGCCGAACAGAGCGTTCACAAGGGGATCGATATCAATGACGGCAGCAAGGCCGCTGCGCTGATCCTCGCCGCGCGCAGGGATGAGGCGCCGGTGCACCTCGATGTCGTCGGCGTCGGCACCTCTCCTTATGATTTTCTCAAGGTCAACGGCATCTATGTGATCGCCGTCAATGGCGCGGTTAAGGGTGCCGGCACGGACGCATCCGGCCTGCTCCGCTTTGCCAACAAGAGGGCCGAGCTGCACTGGCGGATGCGCGAGGCGCTCGATCCGCTGCAGCCTGAGCCGATCGCCCTGCCGCCCGATCCGCAATTGCTCGGCGACCTGACGGCGGCCAAGTGGAGTCTGACGCAGCAGGGCATCCTCATCGAGCCCAAGAACGAGATCATCAAGCGGCTCGGCCGAAGCCCCGACCGCGGCGATGCGGCGATGCTCGCTAACATCGACACACCCAAGCGGCAGGTCACGATCGGGGCTTATCTGGACGCGCCCAAGGGGAACATGCTAACCTATGAGCAGCGGCGTCTGCAGGAGCTTGAGCAATGATTACCTTGCACCTCATTTTCGCCATTCTCGCCCTCGTCGTGTTCATCGCCGCCGCCGCCAATGCGCGCTTCGGCACGATCAACCTCGTGGCACTGGGGCTTGCGCTCCTCACCGCCGCGATCCTCTTCGTCTAAGGAACAGCCCAATGGACAAGGAAAAGACCACCGACCGCCCGGTGCCGATGGACAAGGAGGAGTTCGCCCGGCTGCTGCAGACGCCGCTCGACCCCAACCTCGATTATTACGACGCCACGGCGAGCATCGAGGCGATGGCCGAGCATATTCGCGGCCTGCACAAGCTCATCAATTATTTTTTCAACAGCTTGGTGCAGCAGGGCACGTCGATCCTCGACATTCGCGAGAAGATGATCGAGCACAAGAACGCCATCGAGACCGTCGCCGATGCCATGTTCGGCGATGACGAGGACAAACGGCCGCGCCTGATCGGGTTCGATGAGCCCAAGATCGTCATTCCGAGGAAGAACTAACCATGTGCGTCGGCGCGCCGAAGGCTCCCACCCCGCAGCCGATCCCGGTGCGCCAGCCGGTGATCTTTCCCGATAACGGCGATCCGAGCGTCATTGCCGGATTGAAGGGGCAGCGCCGGCTCACCACCAGCGCGATGATCCTCACCGGCAAGGGCGGAACGCTTGGCTCGCCCTCGACGACCGCACCGCTCGGCGTTACGGGCAGCTAGGATGGCCGCAGCCCTCTCGACGAGGGAGTACCTCGAAAAGCAGATCGTCGGGATGCAGGCCGATCGCCAGCCGTTCGAGGGGGATTGGGCCGAGATCAGCCGTCTGTGCCTGCCCAATCGCGTCGATATCCTCGACACCGCCCGCAACAACGCCGCCCGCTCATCCAGGCGCCGGGCGAACCTCGCCAGCCACGACACGGGCGGGCGCATCGCCGCGCGGCGGCTCATCAACGGCATGGCGACGGGATTGACCAGCGCCAGCCGGCCGTGGTTCGGGCTGTCGGTCGGCGGGATGGACCCCGAGCTTGCCGACTACCAGCCGGCCAAGGAATGGCTGGAGACGGTCACGCATCAAATCCAGACGCTCTTCGCCCGTACCAACTATTACGACATGACCAAGATGCAGTACGGCGATCTCGGCACGATGGGGCTGGGCGTGGTCGTCGGGCTCGAGCACCCCGAGTACATGGCGGTGTGGCACCACCTGCCGGTGGGCTCTTATTTCATCAGTCTCGACGAAGGGCTTCGCGCCAATCGCCTGGTGCGCTTCACCAGGCCCACCGTCGAGCAGGTCGTCGCCAGCGTCGGCGGGGACTGGAGCAAGGTCAGCAATCAGGTCAAGACGGCGTACACGCAGGGCAATTACAATGTGATTGTCCCATGCGTTCACGTCATCGAGCGCAACCGCGATGCGAAGGGCAAAAAGCTCAGCCCGAACGTCAACAAGGAATGGCGCTCGATCAAGTGGGAGATCGGGCAGAACGACAAGCGCATCCTGCTTGCCGAGAAGGGCTATGACAGCCAGCCCTTCACCGCGCCGCGGTGGGAGACGGTCGGCGATCAGGTCTATTGCGAGACCAGCCCCGGCTTCGATGCGCTGCCCGACATGCGCGAGCTGCAGCTTGCTTCGCGCCGCAAGGGCCGGGCGATGGATAATCTCGTCAAGCCCGCGCTCGCCGCGCCGGCCGGGCTTGCGCGCTCCTATCTCAGCCTCGATCCCGGCACGATCAACTATATCGACGCAATGAGCGGCGATAGCGTCAAGCCGATCCTCCAGACCGATCCGCGCACCATCGAGTTCATCCGCCAGGACAAGGAAGCGCTCGACCGGCGCGTCAATGAATTATTCTATGCCGACCTGTTCATGGCGATCAGCCAGATGGAGGGCGTGCAGCCGCGCAACGAGCAGGAATTGCTCTATCGCAACGAGGAAAAGTTGACGCAGCTGGGGCCGGTGGTCGACCGGGTGAACATCGAGAAGCTCGAGGGCGACATCGACCGGGCTTACACCATCCTCAAGAATTTGGGTCAGCTCCCGCCGATCCCGCCCGATCTCGAAGACAAACCCTTGCGCATCGAGTTCAAGTCGATCCTCTCCCTTGCGCAGAAGGCCGCGGAGAACACCGCGATCGAACGCGCCGCACGGTTTGTCGGGTTCGTCGCCGGGCTGTTCCCCGACAGCACGTTGAAGTTCGATGCCGAGCAGGCGATCGACGAATATGCGGCCGGGCTCGGCACCAGCCCGCGCATCATCCGCTCGGATGAAATGGTCGCCGAGCTGAAGAAGCAGATGCAGCAGCAACAGGCGACGAAGCAGCTCGCTGAAACCGCCCCGGCGATGGAGAGCGGAGCCAAGGCCGCGCAGCTCCTCTCGCAAACCCGCGTCGATCCTGAAGGGACCAGCGCATTGCAGCGGATACTCGGGCAGTGAGCGACGGCGAGCGCGACGTCCTCAGTGTCCGGCCCAAGACACGCAACGCGGTGCAGATACGCGCCGAGCTGGCGCATCGCGACTTTCAGACATTAGCCCTTAAAGAAGAGTTCCTCCGGTTCCTCTTTACATTTTTCTCGACTGCGGGCATGTTTAGTGCGGACTTCCACTCCGATGGTCGTATCCACGCATGGAGCGCGGGACGCAGGAGTTTGGGGTTAGACATTCTCCGCATGGCCGAGAACACTCTCGGACCCGACGCATTGCTGCGAATTCTCGAAGCGGAGAAGAAAACCCAAATAGGAGGCCCACTTGTCCCAAGAAGCACCGAACGACCAGACGAACCCGACGCCGACGCCCGATCCGGCACCGGACCCGAGTACCTCAAATACTGAGCCGAAGATCGATCTGGCTGGTGATGATCCGCAGCCCGATCCCGATCCGGCAGAGGACAATCGCACCGACGAAGAGAAAGCCGCCGAAGCCGCGCGCGCCGAGCTGTTCGGCGCGCCCGATGGCGACGCCGGCTACGAGATCGAGGGCCTGCCCGAAGGCATGGAGATCGACAAGGCCGCGCTCGACGCGGTGACGCCGACCTTCAAGGAGCTGGGCCTGTCCAACAAGGGCGCCGCCAAGGTCGCCCAGGTCTATGCCGAAAAAGTGCTCCCTTCGGTCATGGAGCGCGCGACGCAGAGCATCGAGCAGCAGGTCGTTGCGCAGCGCGCGGAATGGGAGGGCCAGGCCGAAGCCGCGATCAAGTCGAATGGCGCCGAGCTGAAGAACCAGGCCGGCGAGACCCTGAGCTTCGACGCCAAGGACAAGAGCATGGTGCTCAAGACCGCAGCCAAGGCGCTCGATCATCTCGCCCCGCAGGGTTTCCGCGATTTCCTCAAGGACACCGGCCTGTCGCAGCATCCGGCGATGGTCGCTTTCGCTTATCAGGCGGGTAAATTGCTCGCCGAAGACAATGATCTCGAAACCACGGACACGGGCGCGAACAAGCCCAAGTCGAGGGTCGAGAAATATTATGGGTAAACAAGCCTGCCGCGGGCTGCGCGGTGAATAAGGGAGACTGAACATGGCAGTCCAAGGCAGTGGCGTCACCACACTGATCGACGTGCTGACCGAGCTTGCGCCTGACGGAAAGCAGCTCGACATCGCGGAAGTCCTGACGCAGCAGAATGAAATCCTCGCCGATATGCACTGGGAGCAGGGCAATATGGCGACGGGGCACAAGGACGGTGCACGCACCGTGCTTCCCACCCCTTCCTTCCGCGCGCTCAATGCCGGCGTTCCGGTCACGAAGGCGGGAAGCACCACGATCGAAGAGACCTGCTCTTTGCTCGAGGACTTCAGCCAGGTCGACCGCGAGCTGGCGATCATGGCCGGCGACGTCAACGCCTATCGTCTGAAGCAGGCCCGGCCGCATATCATGGGCATGTCGAATTTCATGGCGAGCAAGCTGTTCTACGGCAACGCCAACTCGAACCCGCTGGAGTTCACCGGGCTCGCCAACCGCTACAATACGCTCTCGACGACCACCAACAAGTCGGCCGCGAACGTCATCAACGCGGGTGGCACCGGCTCCGATCTTCGCTCGATCTGGCTGGTCGTGTGGGGGCCGGACACGATCTTCGGCATCTATCCGAAGAACACCACGGGCGGGCTCGAGCACGAGGATGTGACCAACGGCAACGGCGACAGCATCAACGGCGCCCCGCCCGCGACGGTCCTCACCGACAGCAACGGCAATATGTACATGGGCTACCGCGACCACTGGCTGTGGCGCTGCGGCCTGTTCGTCAAGGACTGGCGTTTCGCAGTTCGTATCTGCAACATCGACCTGACCGCAATCACGATCACCGGCGCCACCGGCCCGTTGCTCGAGGATTTGATGGTTCAGGCCGCCGAGCAGGTCGAGAACGTCACGTCCGGCCAGGCGGTCTTCTATGTGCCTCGCGCTGTCCGCGCGCTGTTCCGTCGCCAGCTCCTCCAGCGCAAGAACCAGTTCTTGTCGTGGGGCGAGATGGGCGGTTCGCGCATCATGATGTTCGACAACATTCCAGTGCGCCGTACCGACGCGCTGAATGTCAGCGAAACTCAGGTCAGCTAAGGGTGACGGGAAAGGAGTAATTAGCATGTACATGGACGCACAAGCCCGCCCGTCGCTTGCTCAGGCAGTGACCACGGGAACACAGGTCTCGACGGACAGCATCGATCTGCTCACCGCGATCGACAATCCTGGTCGCTCGGGCCAGCCGCTGCGTGCGGTCGCGGTCTGCACGACGACTTTCACGGGCGGCACTTCGCTGCAGGTCAACCTGATCTCTTCGGCAAGCAGCAACCTGTCGTCGCCGACAGTGGTCGCAACCGGCGCGGTGATCGTCGAGGCCAGCCTTACGGCGGGCACCAAGCTGCTCGACGTTCCGATGCCGGACATCACGCAGCGCTACCTCGGTTTCCAGTATGTGACGGTCGGCACGCACACTGCCGGCGCGGTCACTGCCGGGATCGTCGGCGGCACGGATCGCAACAGCTCCATCATTCCGATGAACCTAGGCATCGGTTGATCGGTTATGGCGATGAAGGAGTAAGCACATGCCTTATGTTCAAAAGCTTGTCGTGAACGACAGCTTCGATGCCCGCGGCGTGCTCGTCCCGGCCGGGCATATCGGCTCGTTCGACGAAGAGAAGATCAGCGGCAAGGAGAAGAACCTGCGCGATGTCGGCGATTTCGAGCCGGCGCGTGTGGAGATTTCGCCGATCGCGCCGACTGGTCCGAATCCCAAAATCCCGCAGCAGCTTCCGCCTGATGCGGTGCAGGGGCCGGGCGGTCAGTATGTGTCACCGGGCAAGGAGCTGGTCGCCGAGGTAACGGACCCGCAGGAAAGCCGCATCGATGATGCGGGGCTGCGCGATCCCGATGCCGAAGGCAAGGTCGACGACCAGCTCAAAGACCTGATGGCTTCGGAGCCTGAAGTCGCGGCGTCGGCTTCGGGAACGGTGGCGGAAGTCACTGCCGATCTCGGCACCAAGACCGATGAGCAGCTCGCACAGATCAAGGCCGACGAAGAGGCAGGCAAGAACCGCAAGGGTGTGCTCGATGCAGTCGACGCCGAACTTGCGGCACGCGAGGCAGCTCGCAACCCCGCTTAATCGACGGTCTAGTCTTTTGGGAGGACCGGATGCTATAGTTGGCGTCCGGTCCTCTTTCTTTTGCGGAGAGCAGAATGTCGTTTCTCGAACCGCGCAGCGACATCAGCATCTGCAACAAGTCGCTCAGCCGGATCAAGCAACAGCCTCTCGCCGGCGCGCTCGACGATCCAGCCAACCTCAACAAGCACGCCGGCCGCGAATGCAAATTGTGGTACAAGACGATCGTTCGCCAGGTGCTCACCTCGCACCATTGGGGGCTGGCGAGCACGCGCGTCGCGCTGGTCGCGCTTTCGACCAATAACCGCTCCGAAGAGTGGACGACCGCCTATGCGGCGCCGACCGACATGGCCTTTCCAATCACGGTAGGCCCCTATTCCGCCACCTCGACGATCTCCTACTATCGCGGGCTGGGCTTTCTCCTGGCGCAGCTCTACGGCAAGCCTCTGTTCCGTTACGAGACCAATACGATCTACGCCAATATCGAAGGCGCGGTCGTCGATTATGTCAGTTTCAACATCACCGAGCAGGACTTCAACGATCAGGTCGAGAAGCTCATTGTGCTGTTTCTTGCCTCTCAGCTCGCCCGCTCGGTTGCCAAGGACGATACGCTGGCGCGCGAGCTGCACGACGAGGGGATCAAGGAGATGAACATCGAGATCGCCCGCAGCCTCAACATCGGCGGGCCGCGCTACGGCAACGGAATGACCGAAGCCGAGATGGTGCGCGGTGGCTATGATCCGGTGCTCGCAGGCTACGGCTTGATCTAGTGCCGCGCTACACGATCACCAATTTCTCCCGCGGCGAATTCGCTCCTGTTCTCTACGGGCGCGTCGACATTCCGCAGTATAATGCGGGCGCCAAGGAAATCACCAACTTCATCATTCAGCGCTACGGCGGCGTGTCGTTCCGGCCGGGGTTTCGCTTCGTCGGCGAAGTCGACGACATCACCAAGCAGCATCGCTATCTGCCCTTCGTTTTCTCGATAGAGCAGGCCTATGTGCTCGACATGGGGGATCTCAAGATGCGCCTTCTCGCCACTGGCGGGTTTGTTACCGAAGAAAATTTGAAGATCACTTCCGTAGCCTATGGCGCGACAACCACTCTCGGAGCTGCCTATCACGGAATGTCGGCAGGCGACCGGATATATATCGACGGAACGGACGTGCCGGCGCTCAACAATCGCTTCGCGAAAGTGATCTCGGCGCCCGATTCAGATCATATAATAGTCGACATCGATAGCTCGGACCCGACCTGTTTTGGTACCTTTTCGACGAGCACCGGCATCACTCGTACCGGAGCACCGCCACCGCCACCGCCACCGCCACCGCCACCGCCACCGCCACCGCCACCGCCACCGCCACCCGATACGACTGGAGGAGGTGATGGCGACACGGGTGGCGGCGGTGGCGGTACTGGCACCTACGGCGGCTGGAAGGTGAACAAGGCCTGATGGGCATTCGGCGCATCTATTCAGTGAGCACACCGTATCTCGACACCGAGCTTGGTGGGCTGGACTATGCGCAGACAGCGGACGTGATGTATTTCGCGCACCTCAATTACGATCCCTACAAGCTCGAGCGCTTCGGTCACACTGACTGGCTTTATGCGTCGGTCACATTTGGTCCGACGATCGCGGCGCCTACTGGCGTATCGGCAGCACCGACGCAGCCCAACACGACCGGCGCGTACACCACTGCCACGAACTATGTCGCGACGGCGATCAAGGATGGTTCCCCGGCGCAGGAGAGCCGCGCTTCAACAGTGGTGAGTGCGACCAACGACTTGTCGCTTCAAGGCAATTTCAACACCATTACGCTCCCCGCGCCGAGCGGCGATGTCACCCGCCATGCCGTCTATAAGGAGCAGGGCGGGGTTTACGGTTACATCGGGACCACGGCTGGCACGACTTTGATCGACAAAAATTTACAGCCGGTGCTGAGCCTCACCCCTCCTGTCGGTGATGATCCGTTTAGCGCGACTGATGACAAGCCAAGCGTGGTGACGTTCCATCAGCAGCGGCTGACATGGGGCGGAACACGCAATGTCATCAACGGGGTGTGGGCATCACGCTCCGCCGATCCCGAGAATATGGACAAGTCGCGGCCGGCGCGTGCCGATGATGCCTTGTCCTTCGCCTTGCTCGCTGACAAAGTTAACGCGATCACTTCGCTAGTTTCGCTGGAACAGCTTCTTTGCCCCACCACTGACAGCATTTTCGCCATTCAGGGCAACAACGACAGCGTCATCACGCCGAGCGATATCAACCCCAAGCGTGTCAGTGGACGCGGAGCGCGCAAAATCAAGCCTCTGGCCGTCGACAATGTAATCTTCTTCGTGACGAGCCGTGCAAATGCGGTGCGCACATTGGGCTTTTCGTTCGATGTGCAGGGCTACAAGACCGATAATGTGACGATCTTCTCGCCGCACCTTATTCGCGAATTCAGCATCATTAAGCTCGTGTACCAGGAAGAGCCCTTCTCCTGCGTTTACGGGCTGCGCAGCGACGGCATTTTGCTGGCCTTCACCTGGGAAGCCGAGCAGCAGGTTTGGGGCTGGTCGAAGATCGAGACGAACGGCACGTTCGAGGATATCGAAGTCATTCCAGAAAACGGCTACGATCGGCTCTACGCACTGATCCGTCGCACGATCAACGGCACCGAGCGGCTGTTCCACGAACGCATGGCCCTGCCTCACATCGAGATCGAAAAAGCATGTCACCTCGATTGCGCGTGGACACAGGTTTACGATCCGCCGAGCAGCCGGATCACGGGCGCCTATCATCTCATCGGTGAAAAAGTGAGCATGATCTATGATGGCTATGTGGCGCACGATCTCGACGTGAGCCCGTGCGACGGCGGGGTGGACGTGCCGAACGGCGTGGAGGCTTCGACCATTACGGTCGGGCTGCGCTATTCGGGAAGACTGGAAACACTGCCGGCCGCACTGACCGAAGGGCTCAGCTCGAACCACGTCAATCGGCAACAGATCGGCGATATCACTGTACGCACGGTCGATACCCGCGGCATCGAAATCGGCACGCCTTCAACGCAGCTCGAGCAGGTCGAACCTAAAGACGGTGATGAGGTGGCTGAACTGCTCGACGTCAGTGCGATCGATTATCGCGTCGACGTGCCGGGCGACTGGCGCGACAGCACCTCTATTGTGGTCGAGCAGAACGAACCAGTGCCGGCGCATATTGTGGCGATCTTTGCTCGCTTGCTGGTAGGCAAAGAATGATCGAGATCGTCCCGGCCAAGCTGACCCATGTGGGTCCGCTCGCGCTGGGGATGCGGGATATCGACAGGCTGGAGTGCCGGATATTCGGGCACAGCCCGAAGGAGGCGCTGCGCCTGGGGCTAATGGCGTCGACCATCGCGTGGACCGCATTGGTCGACGGCAAGCCGATGGCGATGTTCGGCGCCTCGACGGTCTCGATGCTCGATAATGTCGGCCGGCCGTGGCTGCTGATGACCGATGAAGCGGTCAGGCACCACAAGGCGCTGCTGCGCTTTGGGCGCATTTACACCGATGCGATCCACAGGCATTATATGCAGTTAGAAAATTGGGTTCACGTCGATAATGTCGCTGCGATCCGCTGGCTCAGCCGTCTCGGTTTCGCGGTCGGTGGCGTCGACGTGATCCGCGGACACCCGATGAGACCGTTCATTCGCTACTCTACTTTGTTTTCAAGGACTTAATATTTTGTGCGATCCGGTCACTTTAACTGCCCTAGCCGTAGCTGCCACAGTCGTCACTGCTGGCTCGCAAATTTACGCGGGTCAGGCTGCATACCAGCAGGGCAAGTTCGAAAGTCAGATCGCCGAGCGCAACGCGAAGCTCGAAGAGCAGTCGCGCGAGGATGCATTCAATCGCCGCAATATCGACCAGATGCGCCTGTGGCGCAGCGTGGCGCAGAAGCTCGGAACGCAGCGCGCAGAGGGTGCGGCCCAGGGGCTCGACGTCAATTTCGGCTCGGTCGCCGATCTCCAGACCGACACGATGCAGATCGGCATCGAGGACAGCTCGACGCTCAATGAGAATTACGGCAAGGAAATCAAGGGTTACGATATCAATGCCGCTAATTATCGCGCCGAGGGCGCGGCTGCGCTGTACCGCGGCAAGACGGCGCGCACCGGCAGCTATCTGAGCGCAGCGGGAACACTTCTCGCCGGCGCTTCGCAGGTGGGACGCATGAACGCTGGACCGTCGACGGGCGGAAGCAGCAGTGGGGGCAATTCAGCGCTCGCCCTCGGGGCGTTTGGCTGATGCTGCATGTTACTGAAAACACCGTCGACCAGCGTCCGGCAACGCAGGCACGTCTTCGGGCACCGGACTTTGCCTCCGGTGCGGAGAGCCTGGCGCGTGGCGCGGAGAACCTCGCGGCGGGCGTAAGCCAGGCCACGGAGAACCTCGACAAGATCGGAGAGATGTACGACACCGCGGCGGTCAAACAGGCCGACGCGGAGGACTTGCGCCAGATCGCCGAGATCAGGGCCAAGGTCATGTCGTCCAAAGGGTTCGACACCCAAACGGCGATCGCCGAAGCCCGGCAGCAGATCGGCGAAATCCGCAAGGCCCGGCTGACGTCACTGCACAACGCGCGTCAGCAGCGTATGTACGGAGACGTCTTCGACCAGCGCAATCTGCAGCTCGAGGAAAGCTTCGCCAATCATAGCGCGACGCAGATTGCGGAGGCCAACAAGCAGGCATCGCTCGCCCGCGCCGACAGTTATGCCGACCTCGCGGTGGACACGTTCGGGACCAAGGCGTTCGACGACAACCTGAACACTGCGCTCAATGAAACTGCCGCACTCAATTCAGGCATGGGACCGGACGCCATTGCGCGCCAGCAGGCCAAGGTGAAGTCGTCGATCCTGAGCAAAGCGATCGACGGGATGATTGCCGATCCCGACCAGGCCGATCACGCCTTGCTGGCGCTCCAGCAGCACGCCGCGGATATCCTGCCGGACGATGAGCTGCAGCTGCGCAAGAAGCTCAACCCGATCCTTGAGGAGAACCGCACGGATGCCGATGCGGGCTGGGCGTTCACCAACGCGCTGAAGCCGCAGAGCGGCGAGCAGCCGCCAGCACACCGGGCTGACACACCGGCGACACCACCGCGCACTGCAGTCCAATCGCAGAGCGATAAGCCTGTCGCCACTTCCAAGGCGATCTCACCGGCCGATCCGCTGCGCGGCAAGGGCCGGATCACGGACAATGCCGCGGCGCACCGCGCGCGCGGTTCAGGCAATGCGCTGGACATCGCTGCACCGGAAGGCACGCCGATCTACACGCCGATGTCGGGCAAGGTCGTCAAGAGTTGGTGGGACCAGAAAGGGGGCTGGTCGGTGCTCGTCGAGCACCCCAACGGCTACGTCACCGGTTATGCCCACCTCCGTTCGCAGAGCCCTTTTCACGAAGGGCAGACAGTTGATCCTTCAACTCCGATCGGCAGTGTCGGACAGACCGGCGATGCGACGGGGCCACACGTCCACTATACGGTGCGCGAAGGGCGCGGCGCACCCAAGGTCGATCCGGCCGCGGCGCTGTGGAATGGGCGCGGCACGGTCAAACCCGACACGCCTTCGTGGAAGGAAGCCGAGCCTGTCCGATATGAGGCTGAAGAGAACGATCTCGGCCGCGCGCTGAGCCGTCTGCACGACCGCGCCACTGCCGAAAACTGGAGCCCGAACCGCTACAACAAGGCGGTTGATCGCGTCCGGCAGATCGCAGGTGTGCAAAACCAGCTTTACGATCAGCAGCAGGAAGAGCGCTACAACAGCGCGATACAGACTGTGGTTAACCTTGGGGATAAGTTCACCAGCGTTTCGCAAATCCCGAACTTCGGATTGCTCAAGCCGACGCAGCAGCTGTCGCTGCAGAACATAGCCAAGGGCAACCAGAGCGGTGGCGGCGTGCAGGCCAACAGCTCGACCTATCTCGATCTCCTGCGCACTACCTACCAGGAGCGCGACCGGTTCATCAAAGAAGGACCGCAGCTGCTCAACACGCCGAACATCACCAACGGCGAGCGCGCCGATCTCTACAAGCGTTGGCTCGATCTGACGTCCGATCCCAACGGCCAGCTCAATGCGAGTATGGACGAAGCCGCGGCCAAGGCACACCGCTATCTGCCCAAGGATTATCCGAACGCTGGCCGGTTCATGGATCAGTATGTTGAGAGCGTGGAGCGCCGGCAGAAGCAGCTGGGCCGCGACCTGTCGCCGCAGGAGCGCGAAGAGACGGCGCGGGCGCTGGTTGTTCATGCGGTGCGCTATGATGCGCAAGGCCGTCAGATCAGCGATGACGGCTATGTCTTCGAGACCGGGAAGGGCGAGCGCTCACAGGTCAATATTTCCGAGACGTTCAACTCGATCAACCCGAGCCTGCGCCAGCAGATCGTTGACGGGTTGGCAAGCAAGGGATTGCCGCATAGCCAAAGGGACGTTGTTGCCGTGTATCTCCAGCAGGGGCGCTAGGTGGCAACCCCTTCTTTCGTCCCGACGACGCGCGTTCAGCCCAAGACATCGCTCGACCTTTCGCTCCAGGCATATGCGAACACCCTGGAGGAGCGCGACGCCGCCGCCGCACGCCGGGCGAACGTCATCGGGCGTGATCTCGGTATCCCCGGCCCGATGGTCGAGGCCGATATCAACGGCTTCGACAACGAGCGCACCGCTGCGCAGACGCAAAGCATCCTCGGTGCCGACCTCAAGCTGACCCGTTTCCTCGTCGATCCACACAATGCGGCATCGGTCAAGGACGACCTGCCGTCACTATCGTCGATCAGCACGACCCTTAATCGCGCTAACGATCCGATGAACGCGCAAGGCGGCTTCACCAATTATCTGCGCGCGGTCAACGGTCGACGACCGAACTTGCTCAGTGCGATCACGCTGCAGAATACCCAGGCACCGAAGGATTATTCGTTTGCCGCGGCGTCGAAGTCCACACCGCCCGTGACGTGGGCGCGGCCGACAGCACGCGTGCCGACGCTTGGCGACTGGCTCAGCGGCATTAGCTCAGGGATGTTCGCGGCGATTGAGCAGGCAGGGCAGGGCGCCGCCACCTATCTCGCCGACACCATTGGCAAAGGCGAAGCGCTCAAGAGCAGCGGCGTCTATCAAAGCCTGAGCGCGCAGATCGCGGCGGACCAGGCGCGCAGTCAGGAAGTGTACGAGGCGGAGCCCACATTCCTTGCGCAACAGACCTATTCGGCGTCCCAGAGCATTGCACTGATGGGCACGGCGATCCTCACCAAGAAGCCAATTGCGTCGATGGGATTGCAGTCAGGGCTTCAGGAGTACCAGCAGGTACGCGACCGCGGCGGCACGGCCAAGGAGGCGCTCGCAGCCGGCACGGTCACGGGCGCTGCGGAAAGCGGGTTCGAGAAATATTTCGGGCTGGGCTGGATGCTCGGCAATTTCGGCAAGAAAGCGACGGGCAAGCTCCTTGGCGGATTACTGCTGCGCGAAGTGCCGAGCGAAGTAGCGACGACCGCCGTGCAGGACGCGGCCGACGCCCTAGTCACGGGCGGCGAGGGCTGGGACAGCTATGTGCGGCGCCACTCCGCGCTGAACGAAGACAATCCGCTAATCCAGACCGCGGCGTCGACCGCCCTGCTCGTCGGCGCGATGGGCGGCGGGCATTATATCGCAAGCAAGGTTTCGCCCGAGCTGCGCGCAATGGATGACATCGAGCGGTCGGCGGCGGGCACCGAGTTCGCCGACACGCTGATGAAGGCGGCAGAGCAGTCCAAGGTCCGCAAGGAAGACCCGACCACACTCCAGACATTCGTCGAGCAACACACCGCCGACAGTCCGGTGCGCAACCTCTATGTGCCGGTCGAGGCGGCAGTCGCGTACATGCAGTCGGAGAAGTACGGCGGCGAGCTGAACCGCTACCAGGATCAGATCGAACAGGCGCAGGCGACGCAGGGCGATGTCGTCATTCCGATCGGCGATGCCGTCGCGCACCTCTCAGGCACCCCGGCGTGGGATGCGC